TTCTTTTGGGAATAAATTTAATATTCTCATCTTTTGATTAGCATCTTTAAAAGCATCATCAAAATATTTCATATTAAATTCAACAGCAGGTCTTCCATTTACACTGTATCTAGAGCGGCAGTATTTAATAGGTAGTTCTTGAATTTCTACTGTTGTTCCGTTGTCAATTATATAACCATAATAACAACCGTTTCTAACTACTTTTAATGCTACATCTCCAAAGAATTCTTTTGCTCCAAAATTATCAAGATAATTTAATACTTTATAAAAAGTTTCTAGAATAGTTACATTTTTTAATTTATCATCATTAATATAAGGAGTAACCATCCAGTCGTATCTATACATGTAAGCTAAATATCTACAAAGTCTATTATAAATACCACTTATTCTATAAAAGAAATTTGAAACATCTCTCATAGTATCTAAATCATTTTGGGCAATAGCTCTTTGAACAGTTGCTTTATCCGCTAATCTTGCGTCAATCTTCTTTAGTGGATTAACATTATCAAGAACAGCATCTGAAAGTGTTTGCATCCCAACTTTTATTTTTGAAAAATCTACAGGGACATATTGTTCAGATATATTTCTGGTGTCATCAGTACTTATTTGTAGATTTCTTTTTTTAATTTCTTTCATTCTATTATCTATCAAAGTCGACACCTTCCTTTGCTTTTATATTAAAATCCGCCAAGACTATAATAAGCATTCATAATATAATCATAATTAACAAAACTCTCATCAGTATAAGGTATAGCTAATAAAATAATATTATGTTTGCGACAATATTCTCTTTTTAACATATCATTATATTGTTGTTTTTTTAGACCACTATTACCGCCAAATTTACTTTTAGCAGTATAATGTTGAATTCCTTGGTATTCAATTAAAAATAATAAATTACCGTCATCATCAAAAACAGCAAAGTCGAAACGTAGAGGCCTACCATTCGAACTGTATAAATCTGGGAAAGAATATTCTTCTACAAAATTTAATCCAGCATCTGTTAAAATTTCTTCAATTTTAATTTCTCCTCGACTAGCTCTCATATTAGACCTCCTGCTATGCAGATATTAATATATTTCATTCATGTTTCTACTATATTATCAAAATTTTCTTTAATAAATAACTGGGATTTGCCCAACATTACTTATTCGTATAGAACATCATATCTGCAATATTTCTTTTTTTTCTCTTTTTCTTTTTATCTTCTTCTTGTTTTATATAATAAAGACCATATTCTAAAGCAGAAAATTTATCCTTAGGGATACTCCTATTAGATTGTTTTAAAATAATATTAACGCCTTCATTTTCTTCAACTAAATTAAGCATTTGTTCTCTTAAGATAGTTGTTAAAGTAAATGGCATTAACTGTTCTGCTCTCTTATCTGGATCCATATTTTGTCCAACTTTTGTAGACATTAACTTAACTTTTGCTTGTCCCTCATCTATTAAGAATTTTATTTTTCCACTCATTAATTGAGTTTGTACATAACTATGAGCTTCTGTATTTATTGGAGTATTAGCTTTAATTAAATACATTGCATCTTCTTCTACTCCTGGACCTTTTATATTTTTATATGGCTCAAGAATATCTTCTGAAGTTCCGCCTTCAACGCCAAATGGAGGTAGCTCATCTCCTGTCTCAGGGTCAACTTGTGATTTAGTCATAAAATCAATTAAGCCTGCTCCAAGACCGTTAGCATCGATAGCCACTATCTTTGCTTTATATTTATAAAATAACTTTTTAATATTTATCGCTTGAATTTCAAAATCTTCAGCTTCGTATGAATATAAATTAACCAAAGTTTTTAAGGCTGCGCCTTGAACTTGCGGAGTTACTTTAAAAATACAAACTTCGGTAGTACATTTAAAACGACCTACATCGACTCCTAGCACGTAGTAAGCATTTTTACTACTTCTGCCACTAAATTCATATTCAGGTTGTAATAAAACTCTATGTTTATCAAATCTTTCTGCAGAGAAGTATGCATTTTCTGCATCTCCACTTCATTCAGACTCATATTCACGAGCAAATGAACTGTCATTATAAGTTCCATCTAATTTAAGTTCTTCAATAAAAGATTTTTTAAGTAGTTTTTCCATAACAGGAACTCGTCAAGTTCCACCTAGAACGACTGCTTCCGCAGGTTCAATAATTTGTTGAATAAGTATTTGAATTAATTTCTCATACGCAAATGAATTTTTTCATCCTGCTGTTGTAACATAAATTTGAGATTTATTAACAGTCTCTTCTTCAACTCTACTACCATCTGCTAATCTTCTATCAACGTTCATGGTTGGAATAATAACTTCGTTAAGTAGCGTTTGATCAATAAGTATACACTCTTCCATAAGTCCGCCAGTAGCACGTTTACCACGGGAACTTTGTTGAGCAGCCATAATATCTAATTTACTACCATTTTTAAATTTATATTCAACCATATTTTTACTGGCTTTTGTTTGACCTCTTGTCCAGTCAATCTCATTTTTTAAACCAGGGATTAATTTACAAAGCTCTTCTGCTTTTTCTCTAGCGATTCCCGCAGCTTGTTCCTTACCACCTGTGGTAACGAATAAATGTGCTCCTGGGAATAAAACGCATCGAAGCATTAAAATTAATACTGATAAGAATGATTTTGAATAGGCACGAGGAAAAGTTGCGTATGCATATCTATGACGCATAACTGCTCTTAAGAAAACTCTTTGATAAAAATATAAATGAAAATTCTCTGGGTTATTTTCTCCACATAAGAATTCTACAAATATATCTGGATACTCTCTTCAGAAAGAGACATATTCTTTTATGATAGGAAGGCTTTCTTTAATTCTTTCTTCTGATAAACCAACTTTTCTTGCAAAGGTTTTATTTTTTGATAATTCCATTAAATCAGCAAGAGCCATTAGTTATCAACCTCCTGATAGTCTTCTTCATAGGTTTCTATATCTTTTTCTTTTTGAGCTTCAACTTCTTCCATAAATGCGGCGTAATCTTCATCTTCTAACTCGACTACTCCATCTTGAGCTGCCGCTTCCGCCTCATTTAATTCCTTTTGAATTTGAATTTTCTTTAAAGCATCTTCAATTTGTTGACCAAAACCTAAATCTTGAGTAACTAATTTGTGTAAATAATCATTCATATCTTTTAAAGTTAAATCAACTTTGTCTTGAGGGATATCAGTCGCATATCTAGGAATAAATCCATCTCTTTCACACATTGCTACTAATTCTCCAACACTATCTACAAAATCATTTTTATCTTCTTTGTTTTGTGCAGCTGTAAACTTAGCTGATTTTCTTAATGACTCAGATACTTTTGATAATTTTTGAAATCCATCAACATCTCCAATATCTAGAGATTGGTTCATTTTAAGATTTGTTTTACAGATTAAAATTAATGTATTAATTGTATCTGCATCTTGAATATCAAAAGATTCAGTCATTTCATTATAAGTTTTCTCTAACTCTACCCATTCCGCAGGTTTATATAATCTTCCCCACTTCATAGCTAAATATAATTTATCATCTTCTGTAAGGTCTGCCGCAGTATCAATAAGCTCATCTTCAGACATATATAAATCTTCATTCATGCCTATTGAGCCAGGAACGGTAGGATTTTGACCTATTACGAAATCACTTGGACGATTATTTTTATTATCTTCATGTTTTGATACTGTGCTCATTAAAGTTTTATATTCTGCTTCTGAAATCTCTCCAGCTTCAAATCTTTCTTTTGCCTCTGCTTCTCTTTGTCGAGCTTCTTCCGCGTGTTGAGCGGCTGATTCCGCATATTGTTTTTGTAATTCCTCAGTATCTGCCCAAGTATAATTACACCATTGTTTTAATTTCATTTTAGATAAATATCTACCAAATACAGATTGACTTGTTAATTTACTAGGGTCTTTTTCATAAATTCTGTCTCTAATAATATTTCATTCCGCAGGTACGTATGGAACATTCATTTTTTCTAAAAGTCATAAAAAAGTGTTTTCATCAAAATTATCAATGTGCATTGTCAAACATTTTTTACATAACTCTGTTTTAGTTTTATCTTTATATGTAAAGAATTCGTCTCCATCCATTCATTTATTACACTTTTCACAGTAATATTTTTCTTTTTCTGCCATAAAATCATCCTCCTCTACTATTTTTCTTCTTCTTTATCAGTTTTTTTATTTCTACAATCTTTACAAATACTATAAAAACCATCTTTAGAAGTTTTATTTTTTGAAAAATATAGATTATGGGCTAATTTAATTTCCCCACAACGAGAACATTTTTTCCATTTACCTTTTTCTTGTGTCGTATAATATCAATTTAAATATCTCTTTACAGCATTTTCTGCAAGTAATTTAGGAATTTTATTACGCCATAATGAACTAATGTATTCTACTGAATGCTTAATCCCATGGTCTAATTCTAATAAAAATTGTATCTCTGCATTACTTCTTCCATCTATTTTATAAATTAATAAATCATAGTATAATGGATAATTATCTCTTAAAGTATCTTCAATTAAATTATCAAGATCCAACATCATGTAATAACAATCACCATCAAATTTACCTCAAGACTCTTCTTTTAATGCACTATAATTGCATAATAATGCAGAAATATGTTTTGGATTAAAGAATGAACAAATTCCATCACTAACTGGCATTCCATTCTCATCAAAAGTAATATTTTCTCCAAAATCAGAATGAGCAAATGATTTTATTATATTTGTGCTAAACATAGGTTGTTTAACTGCATTCTTAATAGTATATTGTTCTTGACACATTTCTATTAATTGTTTCTTAAGTGCATATTTTCTTTTTCCTGTTGCTCTTGACACTTGTTTCTTAATGTTTTCAATAGCCTCGGTTAAATCTGCTAAAGCAGGGATTTCCGCAACATCTTTTGGGGATATTGATATTTTTGGTGTTAATAATACATTTTTATCATTGTCTATTGTTATATTATAAAGACCATCTTCTCCATTCTCAAATTTGCTTACTAAGCCTTGATATGATGTCTCTCTTTTATTTATTGTTATCATTCTATTATCTGTTATAATTTCTTTCTTTTTCTTTTCTTCTTTATCCATAGCTAAAACTATATAATTACTTAAAATTTCTATATACTTTTCAGTTAATTGATTTGGAGGAGTTTGTCTTACTATTTCTTCAACTAAAATTTTTCTTTCTTCCGCAGTTTTTAACGAATAATCTAATTTTAATTTAGTTTCCACTTAGTAAGTCTCCTTTCTGTTATTTTTATATATATGTTTAATCATCTTTGTCCTATCTCTTATAAATATTATATTCCAAAAATTTTCATTTGTCAACCTAGATTAATGTGTTTTAATTGATTATTTTAAAAAAAAATTATATAATATTATTAGAAAGAAAAGTGATTAGTATGAATGATAGAAAAACATATATTATGAAAAGATTAACAGAACATTATGAATATTTACAAAAGAAAGGTTATACAGTTGTATGCTTAATGTTACAAGGTTCTCAAAACTATGGATTAGATGAATATAGTGATGAATATCAATCTGACATAGATAGTAAGGCGATTGTATTACCTGATTTCCGCGATATTGTATATGAAAAACCTGCTGTTTCCGCAGTAGAAATTTTAGAAAATGGAGAACATATTGATGTTAAAGATATTAGAGTAATGTTTGAAATGTTTGAAAAACAAAATTTAAGCTATATAGAACTTCTATATACAGATTTCCGCATTATCAACCCCCACTATGCAGATTTAATATCGCCAATCTTCATGTTTAGATCGGACATTGCCGCATTAAACAGAAATCAATTTTTAAGATGCATTTTGGGAATGAGTGGGAATAAAGTAAAAGCATTATGTCATCCATATCCAAATCTAATGGATAAAATTAATAAATATGGATTTGATGGAAAACAATTAAGCCATTGCGCAAGACTTTATGAATTGACAATGAAAGTTATAAAAGGATTGCCGCTTGAAGAATGTTATCCATGTGTTCAATTTCATGATATTTGTATGAACTATAAAAAGCAGCTTGCCGCAGATGGTTCTAGATATTTAACACAAGAGGAAGCAATTGAATTATGCGCGAAGTATTTTGATTTGACAGATGCTCTTGTAAGAAGTAACCTGTTGCCGCATGATGAAGTTAATACAGATACTATTAAATGGATGGATGAAATTAAATATAATGTGCTAAGAAGAAAATTTATGGAGGACATTTGCAATGAAGAAATTAAATTTAGATAATTTTAAATTAAATATGAGAATTACAAGAGCTGTTATAGGAATAAGGTTAAGACTATTTTGGTATAATGTAATTAGACCTAAAAAGAAAATAATAGGTGCGGCAATCGTCGGTCTTGTAATCCTTGTTGCGATTGCTGCGGCAGTATCTCATTATTATAATTCACAAGATAAATATTTTTATAAAGATTATGATGGAAATGTTGGAGTAT